CTCCTGTTCATACTTCTGGAGATGCTACTGACGGTACGGTTCGTTGGAGACATCTTGGGTTGGTCACAACTCGTCAGAAAGGTCTTGCATCATTTGACCAAGAAGACTTTGACGTTGATGCAAATGGGCATGTAATGATTGCTCTTTCAGGTGTAGATAATACGCATCTACAAAATAACCAAATCCGTTTTGCAGATGGAAACACTTTCACATCTTACGAACTCGATAATGAACTCACTGCTACTACTGGTTACCGTGGCATCACAACCATCAACGACCTTTCTGTTAATAACACTAGCGGTAGTCCTTTACTTAAGTGCTTGGCTGCTGATGATAATGTAGATATCAATACTACTACATCAACAATTTTCTCTGATATTACTTTAGACAAAACCAGTAATGCAATTCAGACAATCACTCGTGCTGGTGGTCTTACTATTGAGAATAATTCAAACAACGGCAATAATAGATATCTAAGATTACTTTCCACGAATGCTGGAGCTGGTACTGCAGGTGTAGAACTAAGAGCAGATGATACTGTAGAGATTACATCTACAAATTCTACATTAACTTTATCTGCGGCCCAGCAAATTTCTTTAATTTCAAGTTCTGCTGATGTAAGAATTGAAGATTTCTATTTTGCATCGAATACAATTAGTTCTACTAATTCTAACATCATTTTAGACCCAGCTGGTATTGGTGATAATACTGGTTCTGTTCAGATTAAAGGTAATCTTCAGGTTGATGGAACTACGATTACGGTCAACTCAACCACAATGACGGTTGATGACCCAATTATCACTTTGGGTGGAGACACTGCCCCTACTATTGATGACAATAAGGACCGTGGTGTTGAGTTTAGATATTTTGATACTCAGGCACGTTTAGGTTTCTATGGTTGGGATGATTCATATACAACCCTAGCAGGTACAACTGGTGGTTATCGTTTCCTCTACAATGCAACAAATACTTCTGAAGTCTTTTCTGGTACTGATGCTGGTGTTATTGCTGGCAACCTTGCCCTCAGTAGTAACACTGGTTCAACTAGCACCACATCAGGCACTCTGGTAGTCACAGGAGGCACAGGAATCAGTCAGAACCTATGGGTTGGTGGAACTGCGAACATTGCTGGTGCAGTGACCTTACAGAGCACTCTAGGTGTCACTGATGACGTAACCCTAAACAAGAATGTTACCATCATTGGTTCCGATACTGCTGCAACCGAATTTTTCAAGATTAAGAATGCTTCTTCAGTAGATAAGTTTACTGTCGATTCTTCTTCTGGTAATACAACGATTGTTGGTACTCTTGGAGTTACTGGTGCATCTACTCTTACTGGAAATCTAACTACACAATCAGCATCCGTTGTCAATATTCAAAATACCACCATTAATAATGTTGCTGGTGCGATTGCTGGTACTGCATATGCATCATTGGGAACTTATGGTGTTCTGAAGGTTGATGGTGGTGCTTCTTTTGCTAAGGGTCTTATCGTTGGTGGAGACCTCAAAATCTACGGTCAGTTTGACGTAGATGGTGCTGTTAGTTACAGTGGTAATACGGTTTTCAAAGGTAATATCTCAGTTGACAACGATGGTCTTGCACCATACAAATTTAACGTTGCTTCAACTACAGGTGCTATTGATACTGTTGGTATTATCACTACAACCAACGCAACTGATTCTTCGGCAACCAATAACGGTGCTCTTGTAGTCACTGGTGGTGTTGGAATTGGAGCTCAACTCAGAGTTGGTGGTGCTACGACGATTACAGGAAATACCACTTTAAATAGCAATGTAACTATTGTTGGTTCGAACACAGCAGCAACAGAATTATTTAAAATTCAAAATGCATCTTTAGCAGATAAGTTTACTGTTGATTCGGCAACTGGTAATACAACTATCGTTGGTACTCTTGGAGTTCAAGATGTAGTAACATTCTCGAAGAATACCGATGCCTCTGCTCTCGGAACTGGTGCTTTAGTTGTATCTGCTGGTGGTGCTTCAATTAACAATCAACTCAGAGTTGGTGGAGACTCAACATTCACAGGAGACCTTGCTGTTAACGGTGGAGATATCACAACTACTTCTACAACTGCAACATTATTCAATGCGAATGCAACCACACTAAACATTGGTCAAGCAGCAACTACAGTTTCTATTGGTGCTACAACTGGTACTTTAACCATTAGAAATGCAAGTACAGTTATTACTGGTAATTTGACGGTCAATGGTGTAACCACAACTGTTAATTCTACAACAATTACAGTAGATGACCCAATCATTACCTTAGGTGGTGATACGGCTCCTTCTTCAGATGACAATAAGGACCGTGGTGTTGAGTTTAGATACTTCGATGTATCTGCAAAATTGGGGTTCTTTGGTTGGGATGATTCTTCTTCTGGTTATCGTTTCTTAGAAAATGCGACAAATACTTCAGAAGTCTTTTCTGGTACTGATGCTGAATTATTTGCTGGTAAACTTACTCTTTCTAAGGCAGGTGTTGGTCTAGCAGTAACAAATAATGCAACAATTGGTGGTACGTTAGGTGTAACAAGTAATGCTACTATTACTGGAACTCTCGGAGTTACTTCAACTTCAACCTTCACTGGTGCTACAACTCATACTGGTGGCGGTACATTAAAAAATATTCAAATCGGTATTACTGGAACAAACGTAATTGATACGGTTTCGGGAAATCTAACGATTGACTCTGTTGGTGGCACTACTAACATTACAGATATTTTAACTGTATCTGGAGCTACAACTCTACAATCATCATTGGATGTAACTGGAATTTCAACATTTACTGGACTACTAAATGCAAACGGTGGGGCAGATATAAAAAATGTTCAAATTGGTGTAACTGGAACAAACGTAATTGATACGGTTTCTGGTAACTTAACAATCAACTCTGTTGGTGGAACAGTTACCATCGATGATATTGTTAGTATTTCTGGTGTTACTTCAGTCACTTCCAATACTGCTCAAACTGTAACTGGTGTATCGTACACTTCAGATGGAGCATTTAGAGTTACTGGTGGTGCTGGAATTGCTGGTAATGTTTCTATTGGTGGAGACTTAAGAGTATTTGGTTCTTCCGTAATATCTGGTGGAGTAACTTATTCTGGTACTCAGTCATATAACGGCGTTATTGCACAATCAAATGTCACTGACGCAGCTTCTTCGACTGATACAGCAGCATCAATTAGTACTGCTGGTGGTGTAGCAATTGCTAAAAAACTTTTTGTTGGTACTAACACTTCTGTTGGTGGTACTTTGGGTGTTACTGGTGTAACAACATTAAGTTCTACTCTTGGTGTTACTGGACTAATCACAGCAAATGCAGGTATTACTATTATTGGTGGTACTGGTGAGGACTTTACAATTCAAGATGCTTCATCTGTAACTAAGTTCAGTGTTTCTTCTGTAACTGGTAACACCGTTATTGAGGGTTCTCTCAATGCAAAAGGCAATACTACTTTAGGTGATGTGGTTGGTGATGTCATCACAGTTAATGGTACTGCAACATTTAATAATGCAGATATTACTGGTACGATTAGAGATGCAAGAAAGTGGACTAATGCAAGGACGCTATCTATCAGTTCTGATGCAACAGGTAGTGTATCTGTTGATGGTTCTACAAATGCTGATATCGTATTGACTCTTGCTAATACTGGAGTTGGTGCAGGAACATATAAGTCAGTTACAGTAGATACTAAGGGTAGAGTTACAGCAGCTACAAATCCAACAACTCTCAGTGGATTTGGAATTGTTGATGGTCAACCACTAGATTCGGATTTAACTGCTATTTCAGGATTAACCACAACAGGATTTATTTCAAGAACTGGTACTGGTACTGCAGTAACAAGAAGCATTGCGGTTTCTGGTACTGGTATTTCTATTACAAATGCAGATGGCATTTCAGGAAACCCAACAATCGCTTCAAACGCAACTGCAAGTAATTCGGCAAATGCTATTGTCTCTAGAGATGCTTCTGGTAATTTCATTGCTGGAACAATTACAGCAGCTTTAAATGGTAATGCTGCTACTGCAACTAAACTTGCCTCTGCAGTAACAATCAACGGTACTTCTTTTGACGGTAGTGCAAATATATCATATACCACATCAGCAGTTGCTGAAGGTACTAACCTGTATTATACAGATGAAAGAGTTGACGATAGATTAAACGCTCTATTAATTGCTGGAACTGGTATTCAAAAAACATATGACGATTTAAATAACACTTATACTTTAGCATTAGACTTTACCGAATTTAGTACAACAAATGTTGTAGAAGGTACTAATTTATATTTCACAGACGAAAGAGCTCAGGACGCAATTAATCTTGCTATAGTAACTAATGCTACTCATAGTGGAGTTACAGTTGCTTATGATGATGTAAATAATGCAATTAATATTACAAGAAATACATTAACATATGCAACTTCAAATCAAAATGGAACTGGTTCAAAAACTGCATTCTCAGTAAATTCTGGAAGAAATGTCAACAATATGTTAGTGGTTGCAAATGGTTTGATTCTTGCTCCAACTGCAGAATACACGTATACAGATTCAACTACAAAACTATCAACTGGAGGACTTTCAACAAATACATTTATTACTGTTGCATCAACAACTGGATTAGTTCCAGGAATGGATGTTTCTGGTACTGGTATTGGAACTGGTGCTGTAATTACTACTATTGTTGGAACAACAGTTAACCTATCAGTTGCAAACACAGCATCAACTATAGGAAATACAATTACTTTTGGTGCTGTTGTTACTTTGGTCACTGCGCCAACTGCAGGAACAAATAACGTTTCGATTCGTTATCTACCACTATAAGGAATAGAAAATGTCAACATCTAAACCAGCAACTAGAACAGAATTAAAAAACTACTGTCTAAGACGACTAGGATATCCAGCAATTGATATCAATGTTTGCGATGAGCAGTTGGACGATTTACTTGACCAGGCAATCGAATTTTATCAAGACTTTCATTATGAAGGTTCATATAGAACTATCATTAAAGTTCAAGTCACAGATGAAATGACAACCTTTGCCAAGAGCAATTCTCAGATTGGTACGACTGCTTGGACAGAATCAAATCAATATATTGAATTACCACCATATATTAAGGGTGTAGATAATGTCTATACTCAAGTTAGTGCATCTTCTTCTATTCCAGGTAATATTTTCAACATTAAATATCAGTTATTTTTGAATGATATTTATGCATTTACAAATAACCAAATCTTACATTATTTTATGGTTCAGAACTACCTCGAAACTTTGGATTGGGTTACGAACTCTAGATTATACAAAAGACTTAGATATACTGCAAATACAAAACGTCTATATGTAGATATTGATTGGAAAGAACTTTCCACTGGTGATTATTTTGTTGTTGATTGTATTATGGGTGTTGACCCAAATATTCATACCGATACTTATAATGAGTATTGGCTCAAAGAATATGTAACTTCATTGTTTAAGAGACAATGGGGGCAAAACTTAAGTAAGTATGATGGCATTCAAATGCTTGGTGGAGTTACTCTAAATGGTAGAAAAATTCTTGATGATGCAAATCAGGAACTCAAGGACCTAGAAGAGAAATTAAGAACTACATACGAATTACCACCACTAGACATGATAGGTTAAGCAAATGACTTGTAACCAATCACCAGCACCAGAACCATCTTGTAGGTTACGTTTAAACGGAACTGCATCAGAACAATCTTTAATTGAAAATTTAATTACAGAATCAATTGATATCTACGGTCAAGATGTATATTATATTCCAAGAACTTTGGTTGATGAGGATACTCTATTCACTGAAGATTCTATGTCGAGATTTACTGGAGCATATGCTATTAGGGCATATTGCAATACTGTAGATGGTTGGGAAGGTCAAGGAGATTTACTGACTAAGTTCGGCATTCGAATTGAAGATAAGACCACATTTGTAGTTTCAAGAAGAAGATTCAGTACAAATGTGGATGGAACTCCTCAGGTTGGATTTCAAGTTACTGGTCTCATGAATTATCAGGGGCAGGCAACTGTTGGATTGAATACTGTCAGTGTTGGATTAGGTAACCCAGCATGGGGTCCAGCAATTCAAGCAAATCCATCAAATCATGAAATTGTATTTAATGGTGGATTGACTGCTACCATTGTTACTGCTACTGGTACTGCATCCCCTGGGGCACAATGGACATTTACAGGTGTTTGGCCTGCAAATTCTACTGGAGCACCATTGACTATTCGTTCCAAAGATTACCAAGCAGCGTTTGTCGGCGCAGATTTAATTGTTGATGGAAGACCGAATGAAGGCGATTTGATTTGGACTCCATTCTCTAGTGACTTATATCAAATTACTTTTGTTGAGCACGAAAAACCATTTTACCAATTAGGTAAAGGTTATGTTTGGGAGATAAAGTGTGAACTCTTCCAGTACAGTCATGAAGACCTCAATACTGGAATTGCTGATGTTGATGAAATTGAAAGTGAAGATAGTTACACAATTGACCTCACTTTTGCTGCTGGAGGAACAGGAAACTTTACTGTTGGGGAAACAGTATCTGGTGGAACTTCTAGTGCTCAGGGTAAAGTTACATCTTGGAATTCTAACACCAGAAAACTACGTCTAAATAATTTAACAGGAACATTCTTAGATAATGAACTTATTACTGGGGCATCATCAAATGCACGTTGGACAGTAAATATTTTGGATTCTTATACTATGGGAGAAATTGAAGGAGCGCAGAATAAATACTTTGAAGTTCAAGGAGATTTAATTCTTGACTTCACTGAAAAGAATCCTTTTGGTGATATAGGCAATATGGGAGACAAATTCTAATGTTAGGAACTTATACTTATAACGAAATTTTTAAAAAAACTATTGTTGGATTCGGAACATTATTCAACAATATTCAAGTTCGTCGTGTGTCAAATGAAAAGACTGAGATAATGAAAGTTCCCTTGGCTTATGGGCCCGCAGAAAAATTTCTTGCACGTTTAAGACAAACTCCAGACCCAACATCATCAAAGATTCAAATTACTCTTCCTAGAATTTCATTTGAAATGACTGGTGTTCAGTATGATACTGGAAGGAAGGTTGCTCCTACTCAGGTAATTAAGGTCAAAAATGACCAAGATATGCTGACTTCCTTTATGCCAGTTCCATACAATTTAGATTTTGAGTTATCAATTTTAGCTAAGAATCAGGATGATGCTTTGCAGATTGTGGAGCAAATTTTACCATATTTTCAACCATCATACAATCTATCATTACAATTGCTTCCACAATTAAATGAAACTAAAGATGTAATAGTAAATTTAAATAGTGTCTCGTATAGAGATGACTATGAAGGAGAACTAGACCAAAGAAGAGCTTTAGTATATACCCTAACATTTACTGCTAAGACATATCTATACGGACCAGTAAGAGATACAACAACTATCAAAAAAGTTATTGCAGATACATATACATCTATTGATACGGTCAATGCACCAAGAGAAATAAGATATACTGTACGACCAGACCCATTAAATGCTGAATCGGATGATGATTTTGGATTCAATGAAGTATTCTCAGAATTTACTGATGTCAAAAAAAGAAATCCTACAACTGGAGTTGATGTATCCTTATGAGCACATTTGATGGATTGGATAAAGTTTTTGATACCGAACCAACAGCAATTGAAAAAACTACGGTTGATTTACCATTAAGTCAAAAACCAGAAATTCAACAAGATTATGAACTAACTAGAGCACAATTGCATAGTTTGGTAATTAAAGGACAGCAAGCCATTGATGGTATTTTAGATGTTGCAGATGCATCTAATCATCCTAGAGCATATGAGGTTGCTGGACAATTAATCAAGAACGTTGCTGATGTTGCAGATAAATTGCTTGACCTTCAAAAGAAAATGAAGGACATTGATGAAAAACCAAAATTAACACCAACTACAGTCAACAATTCTCTGTTTGTTGGTTCCACTGCTGAGTTATCTAAGTTATTAAAGCAAAACTCAAACGAAACTAAATAAAACATAGGAAAGAATTATTCTCGGAGTTTAGTATGTCCGTTCTAAAAGTATTGAACACTAATAGTATTACTGCAACACAATCTGAATATCAGATTGTTAATACTGGTATTTACAGAGTGAGTGCAACTACAGCATCCACAGTACAATTCAATAGTGGTCCAGCAATTCAATTATTAGTAGGAGAATCCATTCTTCTAAAGGGTTCCAATCCTGGAAAGGCAGCAATTGTAGCAGCAACCGATTCTGCGACTGCTGTATACACTTTGGGTGATGGTGGTGTTGGCCTAACTGGAAATACTCACCCATTCTCTACTGGAGATTTTATTGCTGTTGTTGATTCTGCATCTGTTATTGATGCAGCATTTGAGTCTGCTGGTACTGCTGGTAAGGTTATCACTGCTTCAACTGGAAATACTATCACCACTGATATCAACTCTTCTGCTGCAGCTGCCAATTATCTTTATGCTGGTGGTCCTCAAGCATATGTACATAGATGCATCAAAATTACTGCTGGTGCTAATAATATTGTTGTAGAAGAAGTTCAAATTGTTGGAGGCTGATATGAAGTCCTACAAAGAATTTCTTTCAGAATCAGTCAATATTGCTGGAGATTTCAATGGAACTCTCCATGTACATTCCAACGAGAAAACTCCAGAACAAGTTGGAGAAACTTATAGTGCAGATATCATCTATAATGGACAATTATTTCGTATAGAAGTTATTTCCGAAGATGGTATCCCAAATTATGGTGATTTAACTTGGATGTTGCAGGATGACTATCCTGGTGCGATGGTACAGCAAATTTATCCACCACACAAACCAAAAGTTAATATTACCAAATCAAGCAAACTTAATATTGATTCTAGCGCACATAAGTATGGGGCATTTTAATTATGGCTCAGTGGAATAAGAGTACTCAGGACTTTCTAAATCAAGAAAGAACTCTGTTTGA